CACTCCACTTGGTTCAAGAGTGATGAGACCAGAGTATGGAAGCAGGCTTTTTGAACTTGTTGATAAAACAGCAGATGATGAGTGGATGCTTCTTGCGAGTGATTATACTTTTGAGGCGATTGAGACAAATGAACCTCGTGTTGCCATTAAATCTGTAAAAATTACAACAACACCAACAGCGTCTATTGAGATTGTTTACAAAGAAAAAGATACCACTAAAAAAGTGAGTGTTGATTTAGGAGTACTCAATGCAACTGCTTGATTTGCCTTCTCCACAAGTGATAGAAGAGTTTGACTTTGAGACAATAAAACAAAGAAAACTGCAAAAAATTATAGAGCTTCAAGCACAAAAAGGGATAGAGTATATCCCAAGTGATAGCGATGAGATAGTCACAATTGTTGAGATGGATGCTTATGAAGAGATGTTGCTTCGCACACAGTTTAACAACCGTATAAAAGCGCAGCTTTTGGCGTTTGCAAAAGGAAGTGACCTTGACCATCTTGGGGCTACTCGGTTTGGTGTTATACGCTTAGAAGGTGCAAAACCGTATGCAAATTTTACTTTTACACTCTCAATCGTCCTTGATTACAACATAACACTTCCAAAAGGAATGCAACTCAGCGATGGTGCTGGTGTGTTTGCAACACTTTTAGAAGATGTGAACATTTCTGCTGGGAGCTTGAGTGGTGATGGTGTTGTTGAATTGCAACTTGTTTGTGAGAGTAGCGATATTGTTACTGAAACTATTGTAACACCACTGCCTTACATTGTAAAAGCTACTCAAAACGCTCCATTTTCTAATGGTGCAAACAGTGAAGATGATGAGCGGTTTCGTGAGCGTATTTGGCTTAGTCGTGAGAGAAAAAGCACCGCCGGTTCTATGATTACTTACAAATATTACGCAACGACTGCTGATGCAAGGGTTGCAGATGTGCAGATTATATCTGACTATGCAGGTGTTGTTGATGTTTACCTCTTAAGTGTTGATGGTGAGGCAGATGGTGTGATGATAGAGCGTGTGCAAACTGCACTCACTGATGAGAAAGTTCGACCGCTTACAGACAAAGTAACAGTTTATAGTGCAACTATTGTTGATGTTGTGATTGATGCGGACATTGTTTTAAAAGATATGAGCTTTGAGAGTGAAGTAAGAGCACTCATTGAAGAGAGTTTTAAAAATGAGACGATGATTTTTGCAAACTCATTGAGCTTAGCGAAAATCTACGGACTTTTAGAGAGCCAAAATGTCAAAGATGTAACGCTGAATTTGCCACTTTCAAGTGTAAACATAGCAAAAAATGAAGTCATTCGAATTAGTGAATTTCGACTGCGTTTTAGTGAGGGTGCATAATGACTCTACTTCCTGCATACATGAGCGAGCTATACAAGTCATATGAGACAATGAAGCAAGAGGATAGAGAAGCATTTAATGTAAAACTTTTAAGTGCTGACCCTCTTGAGTGTCATGTGAGTGTTTTGCCGTTTTTGGCGTGGGAAGCTGATATAAATATAGATGAACTTGATGTAACGCATTCAAGAGAGATTATTGTAAATGCGATGCAAAACTTTCTTTATGCCGGGACAGTTTTTGGTTTAAAAAATATTTTCAACTCTATTGGAGGTGTTGATATAGAGGAGTATTTTTCACAAAAGCCTTATTATATTAAGTCAAAAATTGTTTTAGAAAAGGATATTCCAAGTATTAATAAGTATGCCTATTTTATTGAGAGATATAAAAATGCAAGAACAAAATATGAACTTGAATTTGACCTTAATACACAAAGCCACTATGTAGATAAGTCTGCATCAAATGTTGCAGTTGATTTTTTCAATAAGTTTGAACTTGAAAAAGAGTTTCATTTTGTCGTAGATGCAAAAAATAGTTTTCACTCTGGATTTGATGCAAAGCTTGCATTTGAAAAAGTATCAAACTATGTAACATCTGCATCTTCTACTTTTGATGTAGAAACTTCAAGAGATTTTTTTGATGTAGATAGGTTGAGTGATGTGAAAAATCAAGCCATAGCAAATATGCGACTTGATTTTAGCTACAACGAAAGCGATGTTATGCATCTGCCAATACCTCCAGTTGTTTTAAATACTTATGTAAGTGATAGAGCAGTAGCTATATTTGATATGGATTTTACGCAAAACAGTAGTGATGTTTTTCATCTGAGTTTTAATAAAAATTATGAAGCTTTAGGAGGTGTTGATATTAATAATTATGGTGTGATGGATATGGAATTTTACGAGAGTGGTATTAATGTAAATACCACATCAAGAACACTGCTTTTGAATGCAAGCAGTGTAAATTTAAATATATAGGAGGATTTTATGGCAGTTAGTGGTTTACCTACAAATGCTGGGGTTGGGATACTTTCAAACAACCTTAGAGAAGAGGTTAAAAAGTTTTGTCTTTTGGGGACAAGTAGTAGTGGTACAACTGTGCCTTTTGATGAGACATCAACACTGAGCAGTCTTGGTGGTTACATCGTTGGAAAGTTTGATGTTTCAAGAGCATATTTTGATGATAATGGAACTTTAACTTTTGAGTGTCCTATTCCTTATGACTTTGAAGATTTAAGATGGATAGGAGCTTGTGGGCTTATTCATATCGACCCAAGTAATGGCGCTGAAACATTAGTAGCAGTTAGTTCTATGCCACGGTTTCAAAAAACAAGTGGAATCGGTGGAACTGTTCACTATAAAGTGCCGATAGCTGGAGAGAGTAGCAGCGTAATATTTGAAGATATGCCTTATGTAACCAGACAAGAGCTTGATGTAGTTCTTAATGAGCAGTTTAGCCAAAGTGCAATGGCTCTTGATGAAGCGTCTATGGCAAACAAAGAGATACAAAAAACTCTTACACAAAGGATACAAAGTGGAGTATCTACAATATTCAATAGAGGGATTAAAAAAGGGTGTAGCCTAAGCAAGTCAACTACAGCTACAAGAAACTTATCTTTAGCTAATGGTGTTTTATTTATGCACGGGAGAATTTATTCTATCTTTGATATGCCAAACACTGCGAGTGTCCCACAAAATACTTCAAGTGAGACAAAATATTGCTATGCATATCTTTGGGTAGATATAAATGGAGATATACAAGTTGATTGTACAGACTTAGGTGGTAGTGTTTCAGCTGATGGACTAACACTTTACAAGGTGACAGTTCCTGCAAATTCAACCGAAGCTACAAACCCTTATTTGGAAGATTGTACCTTAACAGATTTGAGACATATTGAGGCTAATTATCCAAAGGTTTTAGTTAATGCACCTTTTGTGTATGTTCCACTTGAATTTGATTTACTTGATACTGATTACAGTATAGAGATAGATATTTTGGAGTTTGAGGGTGGTGGCTTTCAACTTGGATACTGCTACGGTTCAAATCGTGCAAAAAATGGTTTTAACATCAATCTCAATGGCACTGCTGATAGTGTAAAAGTGAGATGGACTGTAAAAAAACTAAATTTATAGGGAGGTAAACAAAAGTGATAGTTGAAAAAATAAACAATGGTGAGTATGTTGCATATTCACTTAGTGGAACTGTTTTAACTCTTGATAGTGTTGAATACAATTTAGAAGCACTGCAAGAGGATGAACAAAACATTATGGATGTTAAGGTAGATGATAGATTTGTAGCAAATATTATCATCCCACCTGCAAAATATGAAGAGGTTGATAGTGGAAATGTTGATGACAATAATGAAACTATTTATGAAAAAGTAAAGTTACCTTTAGATGTTGAAGCTGTAAAGCTTAATCTTTGGGCTATAAAAACAGATGAAAATCAAAACGAATTAGGAGAGATATAATGCCAACAATTTTTACAAAAGATACATTAAGAGCAAGTGTTGAAGCAAGCACTGGTGGGAAAGTTACCGTTTTATATGATGACAAAGGGTATCCATCATATATGCATGTTATACCTAAGTTTAATGTAGAAGATATTGATCCAGCACTTGGAAGTGGAGTTCATCCTGCATTTGTAGTTGGTGGGGTTGAAAAGAGTGAGATTTTTATAGGACAGCATCAAGCACATGTAAAAGACAATCGTGCCGTTTCTTTGCCAGGACTTGACCAACAAACATATACTACTTTTGATAAAGCACGAGAGTATTGTAAAAACAAAGGTCAGGGATGGCACTTGATGACAAACTGGGAGTGGGCAGCAGTTGCACTATGGGCTTTAAAAAATGGTCATCAACCAAGAGGGAACACAAATTATGGTCGTTCACATGCAGCAACTTATGAAACTGGAACACGACAAGATGGTTTAGCACCTGGAGCTAGTGGAACAGCTAGAACTTTAAGTGGTAGTGGACCAGCAAGTTGGAGACATGACAATACTTATGCAGGTATTGCTGATTTGGTTGGAAATGTATGGGAGTGGAATGATGGTCTTAAGGTTGTAGATGGGAAAATATTTATGCCAGCTGATAATAACTATGCTTTAGATGAAGCTTCTTGGAATGACACAGGTATATTTTTAGACTCTACAGCAGCTGGAACAGGGGCTGGCGATGTTGGTGACCCAGTTCTTAATAATACACTATCAACACAAATTGTAGCGGATGGATACGCATATATTCCAAATTGGAAAGATATGACAACAACGACTGGAGTGACAATCCCTGATAGCCTAAAACAAGCTTGTATAGCCCCACATGGAAATACATCACCTGAAGGTGCTATTTTGATGAGAAACTATGGAGAACGGTTGCCGCTTCGTGGTGGGGCTTGGAACACTGGGAGCAATGCTGGTCTGTTCACTCTCGATCTGCTCCATGGGCGTTCTCTCTCGTACAGTACTGTTGGGT